ATAATCTAATAATCTCCTTATCATGACAAATAGGATAGAAGTATTCCATCCTTTAAAGTGGTGGGTATTCTGTTGCAAGGAACCCACCGAACCCCATGAAAACTAAGCTGCTAGAGCGTAGTTCTCATATGAAACGAAATTATCGTTAGCATTTATAGTTTTTGACCTATAAGGTGGTCAATCCACAGTTCTACTCTCATCTATCTCTGCCTGTCGATCCTGTTTCGCCCCCATCAAAAGTACACACTACAAAAGGTTCCTACCTCACCTCGTTTGTTGCCTGCCCTCCGTCCTCATATGTACTTTTGGTGGAGGCGTTGGGTACTGCCCCCAAGTCCAGTTCAGCATTCAATTCGTATCATCAAACTGTATTATTATTTAGTATACTACCTAATCAAAGCTTTGTCAAGTCCTTTTTTGCTTTTTTCTTAGTCAATACCCTAAATGCTATTTCCTTTTTTAGATTTTACATATTCACCATGTCCAAGGGCCCAACCTACAAAAGCTCGATCTGCATTACCGATTCCCAAAACAACACTGGCCCGGCCTCTATGGTCTTTATAGTGAACTAATGCCTTTATCACTAAAAACATTGCAGGCATTGGAAAACCTATACACACACCCTTCATAAGTGATTCGTTCATTTGCAGCAATGCATCTTTTTCAGATTTGATATCTGCATTGACAATTTCTAAAATTGTGTCTTCATCTTTACAGAGTACCCCCACTTGAATTATGTCACCATCCGACCATTTTTTACGATTCTCTGCTGCGGCATTAGGAATGCACAGCAGCATACACAGACAAATCATTGCTGTCATTAGATACTTCATTTTTCTTTCTCCATTCATCGATGGTTTCAACGAGAGGCTCAAGATAATCGTATTTGTTCTTTATAAACTCTTGCACGGTTCCGTCTTCGGTGACAACAAGAATAACAACTTGATCAATGATTATTCCTGTTCTCTCACCAAACATCTCAGCATAGGCAGAACCCTGTATATAGTAGTTCTCATTGAAAGCATCAGTACGTTCTTTAGTCGAGGTCTTGAAGTCAATAATTGACAACTTGCCTTTGTAGTTTGCAATGCAATCAACTCTACCAGCAATCCTGTATTTGTCACTGTACAGACCGCACTCTTGAGCATATATGTTATTTATATGACATAAAGCCTTTTCTTTCAACTGATTGAATAGACACATAGGAAGGAAGTGTTTTTCATGTTCCTTCCACTTATCAGGCCAATCAATGTGCATATTATTGAGGTAATCCTCACACATATGGTGAACCTTTGTGCCTCTTGCAGCTGCAGTTCTTGCGATATGGTTTGCAACTTGTTCACCGACACGTTTACGCCACTCAAACAATCCCTTTTTATTACGGACTGATAGAACGGTGGTGATGGATGGATACTTGTTACCATCTGGTGTTTCGTATAGACGAACACCGTCTGTAGTCTTTGCCTTAATCTCTGGTAGAGAAACGGGGGCGTGGTTAAACATTTTATTTTCCATTATGCTAGTGCTCTGATTCTCTCTACTAAACGATCTGCTCTATTTGTGACTTGACGATACCACGCCGAATCAACCATCTCATCTGCTGCTTGATTCCAATCCCTTGTATCCACACCACGTTTCATTCCTGCAAACTTGGATAGTCTTGGACGGCCAAGGTTGAACATCATATTGGCAATCACTTGTTGAGCTTCTTCTGGCAGATCGTCAAAGTCCGAGTAAAGGATGTTGCAGTCTCGCAAGACGCTTTGGATATCCGACTCGAAGGCTTCAGCGACTCGATCAGAAGAAACGGGGGTGCCCAAACTTTGTCCCTGTTCTGGGTCAGATTCCGTAACCAGATGCCCGATACCAAAAGTAGCATAACCAAGGTGGTCGTTATAAATCTTGTATACACATCCTTCATCCACTTCTAACTGTTCTCTAAGTTGTTCGATGTTCATTTTATTCTCCTTTGGGTGACGGGGTAAGTTTATGTTCAGTTACAGATCGTAAACTCTTATCCCAATCTACAATTAAATTTCCAACAGCCATAATTCTCTCATGGTCACATTTATGTTCTGGTACTGAATGATATAACCATGCAGGCCAGAGGATTAGTTGACTTTTTTGTGGTTCTACTTGTGTGAAAGATTGCGAATAATATGCATCTGGAAAAACCAAAGGAGCGCAATCCTTACAACCTTTAACGCAATAGGTGAAACTCCATACATGAGGCCAGTGTTGATGTGACTTAGTAAATTGACCCGTATTATATATCAATCCCCAAGCATCAGCTACATTATAATCGTACTGTCTAGGATCACCAGACTCATTTGTCGCATTTGCCAGAGGTATTGTCTTAGCAAGATTGATAACCAACTCACCTAATTTCTTAAATGAGGCATAGTTCTCATGCATATCCCAACGTGTCATATGACATTTGGCAGCAGTCTTCTGTTGTAGTCGATCACCAGCATCACGAATATCATTTTCTAATGCATCATTAAACTTTTCAATATTGGTTCCCTGTAACGTCTTAACCTTTACAGGGGATTTCATTTTAAATTCAGGCCAACCCTCTTGGGTAGGCTTCACATATATGTTATTCAATACCTATACCCATCTTGATTTTGTTGATGAGATAACTTCGTACAAATCCAGACCTGACAATATCGCCAATGTTGAATTCTGTACAGTTAAACTCTTCCATCTCTTCTAGGATTCTCAGGAAGTCATGCAAACCATTTCTCTCATTAGTCTTCTGTAAATCCGACTGGCCAAAGTCTCCACAAAATACAATTTTAGAATCTTGGCCTACCCTAGTGATAATCGTATCCAATTCATGAAAATTCATATTCTGGCATTCATCTACTATAATGATACTGTTATCAAATGTCAAGCCCCTTAGAAAAGAAGTCGATAGGAAATACAACGAACCTTGCGCTTTGAGTCTATCGTATAGGTTATTAAACGATTGCTCATTAGGCATCTGAAACATGAAACGAACCATGTTCTGATACGGAACCTGATACAACGCAGCCTTATCTTCTTCATCGCCTGGCAGAAATCCAATCTCCCGTGTTGGGATAAGAGAGCGAACCAGAATTACTTTATCTGCTGGGTTCTTCAAGTCCAACACATCTTGCAGGGCAAGATACAACGAAACAAACGTTTTACCTGTACCAGCAGAACCAAACAAAAACTGGTTCTTGTTCTTCTTCCAAGTATCAAAAACAGTCTTTTGATTCTCAGTGATTGGTTTAACGTCAACAAGACTTGATGTGCTGATTTCTTTACTAACTTTTTTAGATGCCATTTATTTTCTCGCCTTATGTTTCTTGTATATGTTTTCTGCCTGAAGGCGTTTAGTACTCTTACCACTACCATACTTATCGGCCATGGGAGAGTCTGGATGCTTAGAAGCAATATTACTCATAACATCATTGAATCCAGAATCATTCTTCGGACCTACACCCATCACATGATCACCAACCATCGCTGGTGCCTTACCATGCCACACTCTTACTACCTGTGGGTTTTTCTTCATGTATTCATCGTATTCAGCAAGCGGTACATTTTCATCGTACTCAATCCCACTTTGTTCATTGAAAAATGTATATGTCGGCATTAAAAATTAAACTCCAATTGTCCATCACCCCTACTCTCATAAAAAGAAAGTGCGGTTCTTAGTTCCTTGATTTTCACATATGAATTTTGCAAACTTTCTTGCAGCTGTGAAATTTCTTTTTTTAGAATATCAACTTCTGTATAGATCAGTTGTTTCTCTCTATCGTCTAACTTGAGATGTAAAGGATTGTTCATATCACTTTCCTCTCTAAGCCTGCGCCCCATGTAGTCCCAGTAACCCTCTCGTTGCATCGTATTTCTCCACAAAAAATACAGGGGTTTCCCGTTTAGTCCACTTTGCAAAACCAGATTTCTCTATTATATAGTAGTTCTGATATGCGAGAACCGTGTCTTCACCCTTGCAATAATCAGGCATACATTGTGGTGGATCAGTAAAATCACCGTCACCGATTTGGTCTGGCGCATTGCACAATGGGTCAATTAGACGCTCTGTAGCATGGTGTTTACCATAACGGTGTGTATACTCTTTCATAAGAGCGCACATGTGCTGCCATAACCAATCATAGTTGTCTTCAGATGTTCGCACCCAAATGGTGCTAGGATGGTTCTTGTGAGCCAACTTGTATAAGCCCATCTTGTTAGCATATTCTTCACCATCAAGGACACGGTGCGTTGTAGAGAGCATCTGTGCGCTCTCCAGTATCATCTTTATACAATGTTTATCACACATCATCTGTGCAGCAATAACGGGGTCACGATCTAGGTAAAAGATGTTCATTCTTCCAACTCTTCTATTTTATCTTCCAGCTTCTTCTTCTGCTTTTTCAATTTTGCAATATCCTTATGGAGATGCTCAAAATCTTTTATCTCAAACAGCTTCGCTTCCATTCGACTTCCAAGAGTTTGTGCTTCTTCAATCAATCCCAACAAATAAGAGAAGTTTAAAGTCTTAGTACATTCTCGCATTTCATCAAGAACACTACACAGATATCTATTCGTCATCTTCTAATGCCTCTTTCACTTTCTCTATAAGATTTTCATAGGTAGCATAACACCCACCTATCCACTCGCCATCTTCAAACTCACGAATATCAAGATTGCCTGCTGGTTGGGTCTGACCATCAATAGACAATTCACCATTTTTCATTAACGATATTTCAATAATTTTCATCGGTTGTCGCCTTCACCTTCAATTTTATTACGTTCTTGTCGAGACTTTAGTTTCTCCATATTCATCTGGGCAATGTCTTCTAGTGAGTATCCAATATCACTAGAGAGTGCTGACAGATACCACAGAACATCACCAAGCTCTTTGGCAATGTCATCAAGTTCATTACCATAGAACTCGAAAGAACCAAACTTACTCTTTCGGATATTCTTCTTCACCTTCTCTGCGACCTCACCAGCTTCACCAGACAACCCTAGTGTTGGATACACTACTTTGGCATTGTCTGAATAGATAGCAGTGGTCTTCGCAAACTCTTGGTATTCATCAAATGTCATTTCTTCTCCCATCGATAAAAAATATGATCACCAATCTCTGTCGTTCTCGTCTTCGTTTTAGCCCAAGATGGACTGACATAATCAGCATGGTAATGTGTTGCACCATCAGTGATATCAACGAATCTTATCTCATTATGCATCATTAGACGAGCAAAGTCAAGTACCCTTTTCCAAGATTCATCATTTTTAGGTTCGTCAGATAATCCATCACAATACCAACTAAATTGGCACCGATTTTTTATTGGATATGATTTACTAAGGTCTTTCCAAGATTTTCTTGTTGGACCTTGGTGTATCACCTCACATACAGAATCTGGAAATCGAGGATCATTTACACGATTAAGCACTACAGCAGACACAGCAAGTTGCCCGGCCGTGCCTTGACTCCGTGCTTCATAGTACATATTTTTTGCAAGACACTCTACAGATTCGCTGACCAACCTATCTTCAGACGGCGTACCAGCAGTTGGCGTTGCAACTCCGATTAGTAATATTGCAGCAGCTAGTGTTTCATTCATATCCCATTTCTTCCATAAACTTTTTAGTCAACGGACCCTGCATTTTGTAAGCCTCAACTTCCCAAGGCTGTTTCTCATATGCAGTATCGCCATAGTTGCGATACTTACCGTCTTTACATTTCCACAACTGCTTGTAACCACCCCGAAACTTATCTTTCATGCGACCAGTGGCACCTTGCCACACATGAACCATCTCATGCATGATGCACTCAATGAAATCTTTCTTATCAACTGCACGGCTCAAACGATGATCAATCTCAATAATATAATGACGATCATCGTCACCACGATAACAGAACCCTTGAGCATCATCCTCAAAGGTCTTAGTGAACTTAACATCAATATCCAGAATACGATGGCGAGGTAAAAGCATATCCATGCACCACCAGACAATCTCATCTGCCAGTTCACGGTCTTTTTTCAAACCACCTGTAATTTCGATACCAATCATAACGACTCCTAATGGATAATCAATTCACCAGTAACATTCGGGCGTTTCACAACGAACCCGTAAAAGAAACCTTTGGCTTCCTTCACAGTCTCAAATTTTTTCTCATGATCATATTTACCATACCAGCGATATTTGACTGTTGCACCACGTTTTTTCATGACTATTTCCTTGTTTCTCATCACTATATACATTATCGCACATGGGGATGATATTGTCAAGGGAAATCGTAGCGTCTAAGTCATTGATTCAAAAGGATTCTGAAAAAAAGTTAGAATCTTTGTTCGTGGCCAGGTAGGATTTCAGTTGGTTCTGGTTGCATATATTCCTCAGTCCAACCAAACGCCTCTTTGACCACTGCATCAGACAAACCCTTGTATTTCCTATGGAGCGCACCATCCTTGGCAGCAATAACAATTTCTGCTTCCTCTTCGGATAGACCTTCGAGCAACTGGATAAACATATTCTCACGGCGCAGGGGAGTCAACTTCGGATTGCCTCCCTTGATGAAGTGAAACAGGAGTCGTGACTCATGTGTCAAATTCGTATGTTCTGTCCCTTCTGGTGCATCATTTTTTGTATATGGAACATCACCCTCTGGCAGTTCCCATTCGATAGATGGATCAAATGATGCTTTGATAATCATCCTTAGAGGGGGCGTATCGTGTTCCCTCAAAATTCTAACTTTCTGGTCTTTGGTCTTAGCCTTAGCAACTTTGCTCAAGACCTCTGAAATAAGCGGTGTCATATTAAAAATCTCCTATTGATTCCATGAGATTTCTCAATCTCTTTTCTATAAAGTAATTTAGTAGTTTACTACGATCCCCTTCTGGAGCTTCTTTGTATGCTTTGAGACATTCCAAATACAGTTCTTTTGGGGATTCCTTCAGATCAATCAATTTCTTGTTTCTCTGGTAATTTCTTCTCACCTCATCGTTTGGTAAAAATTGTTCGCACATGGGGCCTGCCCATTCAGCAATCTTCTTCTTACCTAATGGCTTCTGTCTCAATCCATCAGTAAATGTATTGTCT